ATGGTAAAAACTGTTTGGTGAAATTAAAATCATTACCGTCTATTGACAGGTAATTCCCAGCGAATAAACTTTTATCCGGTCTGGGAGTCAGGTGTGCAGTTGATGCACCGCCTGAAAATGTTCCTAAAGCCATTGTTTTTAATTTTTAAAAAGTTATTTACGTTTAATTTTAAATTTAAAGTCACTCGAAGAATCACCTGAAGGTACTGCTCTTACTTTAAAACCGCTAACATCTTGAACTTTTTCGTGTGTTTTACGAGGGTCCATATCAACGTTTTTAGCTTTTGCAACACTATCCTTGATAGCATCTGCTCGGCCTTGTTCGTAAAAGTGATTAGCAACCAAATCAGGGTTCATTGCTGTAAATAAAGATTTATGATAACCTTGTGCGTCTTCCATTTCATTATTCTTGTTCGTAAACTTACTAATAAAATTTCCAATATCACTTTGGTTTTTCTTTACTTTATCAACGTCCCTAACATTAAATCTATATTTTTTTTCTCCCACGTTATATTCAAAACCTTTGAATTTGTTTGAAAAGACATTATCTGTCTTTTTTATAAATATAGAAGACTGCTCTTCGCTTACCTTAGCATCTTCGTTGTAACGATTGAAAAAATCTACAGCTTTTTGTTGATCTTCCGTTAAGTTAGATCCAGCTTTGATTTCTTCGTAATATTTAGACTTTAACCCGTCTAAGTGGGCTCTAGCGTCTGCAACTTGCTCTTTTAACGCCAATTTTTTTCTTTTAACAAGTTTCTCATCTTCTTCTTCCTCTTCAGTCCATGAGTATTTATCTTCCATAATAAATTGAACTTCATCATCAGTTAAATGAGGTTTTGTTTGTTTGTAGTATTCCCTAAGTAAAGCTTTATCATCATGTTTAGTATAATCTTGATTAAGTCTTACATAGTCATCTAAACTACCACCAGTATCATTTATAAAGTCCACGACTTTTTGAATGTTTTCCGGTAAAGGTTCTCCAGTTTGTTGAGCTTGCTCTACAGCTTGTTCAACATCTTCTTTAACCTCTTCTACTTTTTCTTGAACTTCCTCTTCTGAAACTTCAACCTCTTCTAAAATAGGTTGTTCAGCTTTTTCTTCAACAACTTCCTCTTGTTTTTCAGGAGTTTTGAATTTATTGGCTTCGGTGTTATCCATTAAATCTTCTTTCTCTTCAACAACCTCTTCTGGTTTGTTAGAAAAATCTAATTTAAAATCACCAGCTTCGTTTTTAGGTGTTTCAGGTTTTTCAACCTTTTCAGGTGTTTCTTCTGTGACTTTCATGTCACCACCTTCTTTTTCTACTTCCGTAGATTCATTTTTAGTTTCGGTAGGTTGAACTTCTTCAACTACCTTTTCTTCATTTTTAGCCATAATATAATATTATATAATTAAACAATTATCTTGGATCAAACGAATTTAATCCAAAACCGCCACCCATTATATCGTTTCCACTGGATTCGAAGTTTTCTGGGGACTTATCTTTATTTCTTTGATCGATCATTTTAGACTGTTGAGTAGCTTGTATTCTAGTTCGTTCGTCTTTTCGATCCTCTTTCATCTTCTCTTTACCTGTGATGTTATCAAATTCCATACCTTTTAATATTTTATTTATTTGGAATTCATGATTCATCAAAGCTTTTTTATGTTCAACTTCTTTAGACATTCTCATTAACTCTATTTGAGCTTCTGTTTGTGCTAATTGAAGTTTTTGTTCTGTTAAAGCTGCATTTTTTTGAACTTCAGCTTGTGCTGCAACTTCTTGAGCTTGAGCGTTTGCTTCTGCTTGAGCTTGTATATTTCTTTCGTTATTAGCTTGATCTCTTTCTAATTTCTTCTTACGTCTTATTTTAAGAAGTTGATTAGCTAATTTAACGTTTTTAATTTCTCTAAGATCTATAGCATCCTCTAACTCAATGTTTTGTTGCGTTAATGCCATCTGAATGTTATTTTCTAACATTTGTTTTTCTTCATCATCAGGTGTTAATTCTAAGAATATACCAAAATCATACAAATGTAAATTTTCTAATTCACTTAAAGTAGCAACATTATGAGCGCCTATAGATTGTATAAAAGCATCTCTAGCAGGAGAGTATTCTATAATATCAGATACTCTTAATGATATTGCTTCAGATGTTTCAGCACTTAAGTATAAACCACCTTGTAATATATGTCTAGTAGCAGTGTTACTATTTGCAGCTGCTATTTTTTGTACACCAACTAAAGCATCTTTAGAAGGTGAGCTAGCGTCTTTAGCCTCATTTAATCCGGTCACGTCTCTTATCATCTGTAGATAATAATTATACGTTTGAATAAGTGATTGCATTTTTTGACCACCAGATCCACTTTGTATTTCTTGAATAGGTACTTTACCTGGATTCATATCACCATCAGATGTAAATGATCTACCTATAATACTACCTGTTTGGAAAAACATGTTTAATGCTTCTTGTGGATTATAGTTAGTACCATTACCAAGGTCTATTTCAGCTAAACCATCAGCATCTAAATAAATACCATCTGGTACTAATCTAGACATTACCTGTTGTAGTTTTAAATGAGTTAATTGAATCATATCAGCAAAACCTGTTATTCTGCTTACTAAAGATTCAATTCTACCTTTGTACATTCTTGGTGCACATATAGAGTAATTCATTTTTACCTTAGTATAATCACTTTTAGGTCTCATCATGTTTTTAGCTAACTGCCATTTTAACATTTTTTCAGTACCTAAAATCATAGCACCTTCATATAAAACCTCTATTGACCTTGATAATTTACCATACTTTCTTTCAAGCATTTCATCCATAGCTGGATTAAATTGATCATCTTTTACTAATATTTTGCTAGCTCCCGTCGCGGTATCTTTAACTTTATACACTTCGTTAGCATATGTTTTATAATTAAAATATAAAACTTGAACTTGATTTTTATCTTCTTGATTTGTTTCTGTTATACTTCTGTTATAATATCCAGAATTTTGAAAACCTTGTTTTTGTATATTTTCTAATTCTTCTGTTGATAAATCAGGAAATTGTTTTTTCAACTCGTTAACAGGTATACTTTTAACTTCACCTACATAATATATATCCTCAAAATAAGGCGAATCAGTATAAGAGTATACTAAATTTGCAGGATCAACGTAATCAATAGTAATTCCATTAGATTTACTAAAGTTAGTTTTTACAGCACCAATACCAAGAACAGTTAAATCATAATTAAATCTTCTTCTTGTTAAATCATAGTTGTTACCTTGCATTATAGTATTAATAGCTTGCTCTTCTGCTATTTCAATAGACTGCTTGTAACTTAACTGCATGTGTAATTCTAACTCCTCTATACTATCAGGTAACTCTTCTTTTTTAGTTTCTCTTAAATCTACACCAAAAGCTTGCTCAGCAAAATCAGTTAGATCTTTAGCTTCCATATCTCGTATTTTAGCTTCCATATACTGTGTTCTTTTAGAAACACCATATGGATCTTGAGAATATGCTTTGACATCAAATACTCTTTCTGATATACCATTTACTACTATATCTACAAATTTAGGTATAATAGGTACTGGTTTCCAGTCTAAGTTAAGATATGATAAATCACCGTTAATAGATAATTCATCTTTATATTTTTGTATACTTTGTTCACCACGTGCATATAGTCTAAGTTTATGGAATTCTGTTTGATTACCATAATATCTATTAGCACCAGAGTCGCGTTTAAACCACTCACTTTCAATTGCTTTAGCAACTTTTAATCCATAGTCTACTTGGATCTTCTCAACGTCGCTAGCAACTTGACTTGGGAAATAACTTTTAACAACTGACTCAGCCATATTAATTTATTAATTTTGAATGCATACCTTTTTGTTTATATTTAGCTATGCTTATGTTTAATTTTGTTCTTTCTTTTTCAGCATTAGGTCTATATAAATGTTTATTACAAGCCATTATTGCTAAACCCGAACTAATAGTAGCATCAAATTTTGTTCTATTATTAATATCAAATTTAGCCCAATCACCTAATGTGTTATTAAAATATATATTACCATGAGTACCATCTTGTTTTAATCCCACATGATCTTGTATATACATTTCTATCGCGGCAGCGTGTGCCTGCTTAATATCTTCACTAGAGTTTGGTATACCACCTATTTCTTTTTCAGCTACAGATAATTTATTCCAAACTTTATCAGGTCTATTCATCGAATAACCTCTATAACCACGTCTTCTTAAATAATACAATAGACGAGGTTTATTATTTTCTGCAAGTAATGGCATCCCATAAAATACTAAAGCCATTAAAACATCCTCAAAAAACATCTCTGAGGTTGCTGGTCTTGCAATATATTCTAAAAAAAAGTGGCTTGGTGGACAATCCTCCATACTAAACTTAGTTAAACCATGTAAAGATCCTTTTGAACCTTGACCATCTACTGTACCTGATATGTCATAACTATCACAACCAAAAGCACCCATATGTTCATTTCCTGGGTGTTTTCTACCATTTTTAAATATAATATTATTTTGTTGTCTTTGATTAGGAACCCAACTAATTAAAAATCTACCCCTTGCATCAGGATAAAAAGTAACTTTAGTATCTTTGGCTCCATTAATCCATTGGAAATTACCTCTTGTAATTTCATTATTATTATTTAATTCTTCATTAAAATCTATTTGCTCGTAAATTTTAGCTAAATTAAATATACTATTTTTAGTTTCGTCTCTGAAAGCATGTTCTTCAGTTCTTGGAAATTGTCTATAAAATTCATTTAAAGCATCTCCATCGTTTTTTAAACCATCTACTTCATTTTGCCAATGCTCGATAATACCTGTGTCAATGTATTCCCCATACGGTCCTTTTGTTTCTGTTTCTGGAGTGTCGAATACAGGTAAGCCATAAGAATCAATGAATCCTTCGTAGTTCCATTCCATAGGTATGAACAAACTATATAATCCCGAGCTAGTCTGTCCATTGCGGTTTCTTTTTGTAACATCTGAATCTTTATAAAGTTTTTTGAAGTTATCACCACCTTTATCTAAAGCGTTTGATGTTGATCCCATCATACACTTACCAATAATTCTGCTACCTAATCTTAATGTAGTTTTAGTAACTCTCCAGTTATTTAATATATTATTAGGTCTTTCCCATTTACCACTTTCATCATGTGCTAATAGTTTTAGTTTTTCACCATCATAACTATTATCTCCAGTATTTTTCCAATCAATAGTAGTATCTAATCCTTGTAACTCCTCTGGTCTATCACTTGCTTGTATATTTCTTCTAGTTAATTTAGAAGCTGGTACTCTATATGCTAATTCTGTTTTAGGTCGATCCATACCATCTTGAATCGGTTTAAAAAAGAAAGGATAATTAACTGATATTGGCACAACTTTGTCAGTAAACATTTTTTTAGCATCAGGACCTGTTTTAGATAATATACCAAATCTTGAATCACTAGCTAATGTAGCCATATTTACAAGTTCACCAGAAGCCATAAAAGAAAAACCAGATCGTCTATTTTTTAAGTAACACATACCGTAACATCTTTTATCTGCTTTACAAGCCTCCCAAAACATATAGAATAATCTATTTGCTTCTCTAAAATCTGGATGTCCTACATCTATTTTACTCCATTGTAAATACATGTAATGTGTTCCTGTTATATATGTTGGTGTACCTTTATTGTAATACCAAAAGCCCTCATCTCTTCTTTTAAACTCTTCCTCTATGTAATCTATATATTGATTTTTAAAATCATTTGGATATTCTTTCCAATCAAATATAGTTTTAATTCTTTGTAAAGCTTTTGGTTGTTCAACAACCTCAAACTTATCACTTTTAAATCTATGTATATTCTTAGGAGCTTTAGGTAAAGCTATTTTAAGATTTTGTATTTCATATATATCACCTATCTCACCTGTTTTAGATATAACAACTAGATCATGCTCCTTATTATATCCATATTGCCACTTTTTTGATTTATTTAATCTTTTTAAAGTGTTTATTTTAACAGGTTCTATTATTTGATATAAATCTTGACTATACATTATTTGGATCTTCTTTCAGCAAACCCAGAAAAAGTTTTAGTTTTCTCTTCTTCTTTTGGTTTATTTTCTAATATATTTTCCTCGTCTTGTATTCTGGTAAGTATTTCAAACGCATCAAATATAGCTAACTTTTTTGTAGCTGCAGCGTTTTTTAATCTATCAGCTGTTATATCATCTCCACTATCTACTATTGGTTCTTTAGCAACTTTTACTAATTCTTCAACAGCTTTATAGCCAGCTTGGATTATATTCTTTTTCCTCTCCTTGATATTCATACTTAATAGTTAAATTTTTAGATCTAACTCTATATAATCTTTCACCATTAATTATAAACTCGTATTCACTAGAGGGTGTAAAACCTACTAGATCACCTTTTTTTAATTCATTATTGGTGTCGTCTAAATATACTAAAACACCTATTAAAGGTTGTTCTTTATCTAAACTAAATATATCATTAGATTCAATTGGTTTTACAAATGAGTAGCCTTCAACAGCTTTCCATTTGTCTTTTCTTTTGTAAGCAAATATTTGATCATATGTACATAGATAGCTATTGTCATCTATATAACCTTTGCTGTTTTTTTCTTCACCCCTTATATTATACCATCTTCTAAATATATTATGGTGAACAACAACTTGATCCCCTACTTTTATATTTGTTTTACCAATTAGTGGTAGTGATTTAACAACACCTATTCTGTTAACATATTGATGGTGAGTTATTTCACTATTCAATATTAAAGTCTTATCACCTACCTTTTTTTGGTTAGTATACCTACCACCAAAAGGTTCAACAACGAAATCATGTAGTGATTTCACTAATATTCTAAATTATATTCAACTGCTATTGCCATGTTTTTGTTAAAGTCTTTCCAAGGTAAAATTTCGTTATTCTTTATAATGAATATACTATATTTTTCATCTTCTTCGACAATACAATCTATCATATGTCCTCCATAAACCTCTTGGCCTACAGAATAATGCATAGCTTCGTTTTTATAATCCTTGCCTATACTAATTTTTCTTATTAAGTGCTTGCTCATCTTCAACTGGTTTTAAAATTCCTGTATCTAAATTAACAGAGACTTTTCCATACTTATCTTCAAGCCCAGCTTGTAGTTTTCTTAACATCCCTTGACCTTCTTTTAATCTGCTCAAAGCTATGTCTTTTTGTACTTCTAAGCCACCTATTTGCATCTGCAACTGATTAATTTCAGTTACTACAACTTGTATAGACTTTAGTTCGTCTTTTGTGATTTTTAAATCTTTTGTCTTTTTTGCCATTTTATTAAATTTTAATTAAACTTCTTACTCTTATATTATTACGCAATTGTCACGCTTTTTACTATTTTTTAGATTTTGGTTTTCTATTGTCTATAAACCAATCTTTGTAGTAATATCTTTTGTTTAAAATATACTCAAAGTATTTATCTACTTTTTCTTTCCAATTTTTATCAACGTTTGGATTAATAACACCTGATTTAGGGCTAGAAAACGTTTTATTAACCCATTCAATGTTTTTATTATCGTATAATCTAGCGTTGATATGATGAAAAGATCCTTTATGTGTTAACTGCCAAACATCTATTGGTTCTATATCTTTACCAAGTATAGTCGCATATAAAGCACTTTCACTCACATGTGTTGTGTATACTTTCTTAGCTTTAACTAAAAAATGATATAAATCCATATCTCTATGTAATATAGCTTCTTCACCAAATAAATCTTGTAGCTCACCAATAAACTGATGTTTAGTGATAGGATGTGGTTTAAACCATATGTTGTGTTTATATTTTTTTGATATTGCTATCATTTTATTTAAACACACTATTTCTTTTAATTTATTAGATCCAGGTAAAACAACTAAATAATCTTTATAAGGATATTTTTTTGTATCTACCTTTCTTCTATTTTGATATTTATTAGCTTGTTTTTCTTGAATATTTTTATTTAAATATCCAGCCCAATCTAAAACATCAATATCTTTATCATCATAAGCATCGTCTATCTGCTCAGTTCTAAACTTAAGATTCAAGGGTTGCATTATAAAACTAGTTCCATATGACGTATAACCCATGGTTTTAAAATAAGGCATTTCTTCTGCCATAACATCATAACTAGTCTCTAAACCAGCTTCACTTGCTTTTCTAATTACATAACCCTCAACTTGTTCTAAGTCATCTAAGTTTGTATTTTTCTTTAATGGTCCTATTCTTCCGTCTAAAACCTTTTTATTAAACATTTCCATATTATTAAATTTAATTCGTTATTATATATAGTTACACAATATCACTTATTTCTAAGCGCAATCGTTTAACCCTTGAACAACACCAACACTACTCATAATTCTAATATATTTACTACCATCACCAACTCTATAATATCCAGCAGCTAGCCAATTACCACTACCGTCTTTAACAACATCTCCACCGACTGGAAGTATTCCACTACCATTGTGATAATATGTTTGATTAATTGTAGCACTACAAACAGATAAGAAGTTTTGTTGTGTTGATGAATTAAAAGTTGATAACGCACCTCTATTTAAATAATCAACCATAGTAGACATATCTTTTCTTGTTGTATTATATCTAGACGTCATTGTCGTGGTGGTTGTATTCCAAGATGTAGTTGTGCTTTGACTAGTATTAAATGTTGTAGTTGTACTATGGTACGTATTATAAGTCGTAGTTGTGCTCTTACTAGTATTATAGGTTGTAGTAGTACTTCTTGTTGTAGCTGTAGCGTAAACAGTTGTTGTGTTAGTACTAGTTGACCAAGTTGTAGTAAAAGTTGTATTCGTTGTTTTACTTGTGTTATACGTAGTGGTAGTAGTGGTTGACTGTGACGTGTTAAATGTTGTAGTTGTTGACTGCGATGTATTAAACGTCGTGGTTGTGGTTTTTGTAGTATTATACGTAGTAGTCGTGCTAGTTGTGTGACTAGTGTTGTAAGTAGTTGTTGTACTTTTACTTGTATTATAAGTAGTCGTTGTATCTCTTGACGTAGCATATGTTGTTGTTGTGCTATGAGATGTACCATGACTTGTTTGCCACGTTGTAGTTGTTGTTGAACTAGTGTTAAACGTTGTAGTTGTACTTCTTTGCGTATTATACGTAGTTGTTGTAGTAGTACTCTGACTAGTGTTAAACGTTGTGGTTGTCGTATGTGACGTATTATACGTGGTTGTTGTGTTATGAGACGTATAGTACGTAGTCTCAGTTGTATGAGACGTACTCTGACTCGTTTGCCAGGTTGTTGAAGTAGTATGACTAGTGGCTGTACTATGGCTTGTAGCATACGTTGTATTATACGTGGTTGTTGTACTCTTACTCGTACTCCAGGTTGTAGTTGTTGTATGACTTGTACTTTTATACGTATTGGAACTAGTTGACCAAGTTGTATTATACGTTGTAGTTGTACTATGAGATGTACTATGGTATGTATTATACGTTGTAGTAGTACTATGAGAAGTACCACGACTAGTCGCGTAAGTAGTATTATACGTTGTGGTAGTACTATGAGATGTAGAATGAGATGTATTATATACCGTAGTTGTACTATGCGACGTATTACGAGATGTACCAGTAGAATGACTAGTATTGTAAGTAGTAGTAGTATTGTGACTAGTATTATACGTAGTAGTTGTATTATGACTAGTATTCCATGACGTAGTTGTCGTGTGTGATGTATTATATGTTGTAGTGGTGTTTTTACTAGTATTAAAATACGTTTGATAATACGAATCGTACGATGTAGCATGATATGTTTCTCTACTTGTTGCCCAAGCGGTAAACCATGTTGTAGTAGTATTAGGCATCTTTTCCTCCGTTTTTAATTAATATATCATTTACAAAATAATTGTCATCAGAATTTAATCTCACAACAGTATATATTGTTTCAGAGCTATCAAAGTTTAAATTTGTAATTTCAACCTCAGTATTATCTACTTTATATAGCTTATCACCAATAACTAATTCATTCATATTTTTTTCAATCCAAGATCCTTCTCTTTTAACTATCATTGGATGATTTCCAGTAACAACTAATAAACCGTTGTTTATATTATAAATACCTTTACACTTAACACCATATGATAACATACCTTTTTTAACCACTAGACTAGGATTAGATGGATCTGCACACGTTAATACATCTTGATCAGCATCGAACTTATAAATATTTCTTGTTTCACTAGTAGATGTGTGTACGTTTGATGAATCAACTATACCATATGTTTTTGCTTTTTGATTTAAAACTTTTAATGGCACAAAGTAATTTGTTCTATTATAATAAGTATTTTCAGGTACTGTTAAACCTGTAACTTCTGTAAACGTTACATTATCCCAATAAAACTTCATAAACTCATCTGTTGTTCCACCACTAAAATTCCACCAGCTAACCTTACAATTATCTTTAGCTTTCTTTTGACAAAAACCGGCAAACTTAGGATGTAAATCATCATCAACATAAGTGTCCATTAATATTGCATCGTATTTTTCTGGTTCACTTAATAAATCAAACCATTTACCATTTACTACAGTTACATTTGGTTTATCAGCCGCCCACTCATTTAATTTAACTAGTACTTGAGGATGACATTCAACTATAGTGTGAGATGCTGGGTTTCTAGCTTGAACAGCTGTAGATAATATACCCATACCAAAACCACACTCTAAAACATGATCGCCAGAAGATACAGCAACCTCAGCCATTTTATTCATAATAGGTTGTTCCCAAGACATCATAACTTCTCGCACGTCATTCATCTCTGGGCAAAACCAGGTAATTTTATCATCTGCAAATGTTAATGTTGCGTTTAAGTATGAATCTCTAAATCTATGTGCCATAATTATTTAATTTACATACAACCTCTAAAGCAGTCACCGCCACCGCCTCCACCACCAGCGGTAAATGTTGTTCTACTTGTGTAGTTACCAGTGTTCCACATTGTTATTGTTGTACCAGTGTTTCTTGTGGTAAACGTATCAGTTTGATGACTTGTTGACCAAGTTGTAGTAGTTGTTCTATTAGTATTATAAGTTGTAGTAGTATTTTTACTTGTATAATATGTTGTACTTGTTGTATGACTAGTTGCATAAGAAGTCATTGTTGTACGACTAGTATTATACGTTGTTGTTGTATTAAATGATGTGGTATAACTTGTAGTTGTTGATTTACTAGTGTTATACGTTGTATTATATGTTGTCGTCGTTGAATGAGAAGTACTATGATACGTGTTATAAGTTGTATTATAACTTGTTGTAGTACTGTGACTGGTAGCATATGTCGTGTTGTATGTTGTAGTTGTACTGTGAGACGTGCTACGTGTTGTATTCCATGAAGAAACATAATAAGTTGTATACGTAGTCGTTGTATTTGAACTAGTATTAAAAGTTGTTGTTGTGCTATGACTTGTACTGTGATATGTATTATACGTTGTAGTTGTATTATATGTCGTAGTAGTATTTCTACTAGTATTCCAATATGTGGTATACGTAGTAGTTGTATCATGCATAGTATTATACGTTTCAGTAGTTGTTTTACTAGTAGCATACGTTGTTGTTGTATCTCTACTTGTTGCCCAGGTTGTAGTTGTATTAGTTGTATGACTAGTGGCATATGTAGTAGTCGTACTCTTACTAGTACTCCACGTGGTAGTCGTAGTTTGACTTGTGTTGTAATAAGTTGTATAACTAGTTGTAGTAGTGGTACTAGTGTTGTACGTTGTACTCGTTGTATGACTTGTTGCGTACACAGTAGTTGTATTTTTACTTGTATTATACGTTGTTGTAGTGTCAGTACTACGGCTAGTATTATACGTGGTAGTAGTGTTTTTACTAGTCTCCCAAGTTGTTGTTGTGTCTCTAGTTGTGTTCCACGTAGTAGTGGTATTAGTTGTGTGACTAGTAGCGTATGTTGTTGTTGTATTTTTACTAGTAGATTGACTAGTGTTGAATGTTGTCGTAGTTACTTTAGACGTATTAGTATTAAATGTAGTTGTAGTACTATGACTAGTATTATATGTCGTAGTAGTACTATGAGAAGTATTGTATGTTGTTGTAGTACTTTTAGATGTACTCCAAGTTGTAGTCGTTGATGTTGAAAACGATCCTGTCGTGTTCTTTAACCAGAAATCTTTTCTTGCAAATGGTATCCATTTCATACTTATTTATTTTATCCGAAGTTACCAACATAATTAACAAGTACTCTCCTATTGCCAGCATCATCATCACTAATAACTAGATAAGAAAATAAAGATACAGCACTATTTGTTGTTACAAAGTTTACAGTTGCTGAATCAGGTGTTAGCATATAACTAGGTAATGCAGCGAAAGCAACAGTACCAGAAGAAGCATTTACAATAACTATATTACCAGATTGACCAATATTTGCATCTGCAATAGTCATAGCTATAGTATTGGTAGCAGCGTTAGCATTTATTATAAAATTATCATTTACACTTAAATTACAAGTATGCGTATTACTAGAGTGTGTTACTGTAGTGTAGGTTCTTTGTAAAGCTCCTCCAATTTTATGATTACCTGCGGTTTCAGTATGACCAGCACCATGAACTTTAAAGTTTAAATATGTCGAGCTTCCAGTTGAAGTTTTAAGCCAAATTGCAGCATCATTATGCGCATTTATTATAGTCATGTCCGCACCTTTATCCTCAATAGTACTAGCATATAATGTACTACCAACTGTTAAGTTAGCTGCAGTTTCTACATGACCATTAGCTGATTTTAATTGAAGTGCACCTGTAGTATTAGAACCTGGATATAAGTGAACTACTTCATTTTCATCCATAGACATAACTCTAACATCATTCCACGTACCAATGCCAGGACCAGAACCATCAGCAGCAGTACCAAAGAAAATACCAGCAGAAGTAGAATCATTTTTTTCTGGAAATAATCTTAAACTACTTATTTGATTACTATCTCCCCTAAAATGACCAACCTCTTTACCATCACACCCAAAATATATTTTTGTTGTATTTGCTTCACTTCCAGAATCAGCCCATAAGGATAAAGCTCCAGCAGTACTTGATGCTGTGAGATACGAATCAGCTCCCGTGTCTGTATCAGTGAAACGTAAAGTAGGTGCAGAACCCTTTAAAAGGAATTCATCTTGATGTGTTATGCCTCCAGCGGCATTCATATTTATAGGCATATTATTATAGTTATATTAATACTGACGGTACCGAAGTACCGCCGTATTTTTAATTATTATTAAGATGCAGGATAAGTAGCTGTTACTGAGCTTGCGTTTTTGCAAGAAGTAACTGTTACAACTAAATCCTCACTTGGTACTTCAGCAAAATGGAAAGTTAAGTGATCATCAGAAGCAGAACCATTATTATCCTTATGATACTCACAGATATAAACTTCTTTTGAAGTAAGTCCATGAACTTCAACAATAACATTTGGTGTATCAAGATCATGATCTATTAAAGCTTTTAACACTGTTGCATCCATTGCACTAACATCAATAGTTGATGTTACAGATCTACCAGCTAAAGAAGCAGGTGTTACAAACTTAGAAGAGTTAGAACCCGCTTTTGTTTCAACAACTGAAGCAGCTGAGTCAGCAGTTGCACTAGTAGCTATGCCATCTAGTTTATCATGATGAGTAGTACTCATTAAACCAGCAATACTACCAGTTGCTTCAGCAACAGTTATGTTTGTACCTGTTGATGATGCTATTGTTAACGATCCAGTAGCTGTAGTTTGTGAAAGGTTTGTAGCAACGTTTACTTGTGCTCCAGCGGCTATACCATCTAATTTAGTTTTATCTCCATTTGCAAATGCACCTTCTGATGGTTTAGGTTGTAACGTTGAAATTGTTACACCTTTAACACCAGCTAAATCTGTTAATTCAGAATCCATAAGTGCGCCAGCAGCAGTTACATTCGTAGTATCTGTTACATCAGCTGAAGCTTCAATACCATCTAGTTTTGAATGATCTGCCGATTCAAAAGGTACGGATGTTACACCACCAATTGTTAACGCATCTGTTTCAAGTGTTCCATCAACATCAACATCACCTGATATATCACAGTTAACAAATATTGATGTTCCTGGTGCGTCTATTAAATGTGAAAATACAAATTTATCATTTGAAGCATTCCATGTTAAACTAGCATCGTTAGAAGCGTCTACCGCATCTTGAATAGTAAGACCAGCTCCATCTGCTGTTGAGCTAGTATCACCTGATCCTTTGTTTACCGTTATGTTTTTATCTTCAACCTCTAATGTTCCAACGTTAGCTGTTATTGTATCACCTGATACGGTTAAGTCTCCAGTTACTACTAAATCTTTACCTATTGTGACAACATCATCGGTATCACCAATTGTAACAGCGTTTGATGCAAAACCAGAACCTAAAGCTGTTTTTAAGTTTGCAACTGAAACATTGTCAACGGCTGTGTTACCTGCAAGAGCAGTAGAACCTGATGTACCAAGTTGTAATGTAGTTACTGAACCACCTAGTGAAACAGCTGAACCATCAACAGTTATCGAACTATTTGCAAGTTTAGCGTTTGCAATTGATCCTGCTAATTGTGCGTTTGTAATAGTACCGCTCAATGATGATGTAGGATAATTAGTTGCGTCTGATAAATCAAAAGCAGGAGTTGCATCACTACCACCTAATGATAAAGTAACGCCACCGTATGCTACTGATGAGTTAGATAATTTAGCGTTTCCAATTGAACCCGCTAATTTACTAGCAGCTATTGAACCAGCAAGTTGAGCGTTAGTAATTGTTCCAGTTAATGAAGACGTTGGATAACCTGTAGCGTCTTGTAGATCAAAAGCTGGTGTAGCGTCTGTTTCACCTAATGCTAAACTAACACCACCGTAAGATACAGTAGAGTTTGCTAGTTTAGAATTAGCGATTCCGCTTAGTCCTAATGTTATTGTTCCTGAACCCGTTATAGGAGAACCAGAATCTACGTCAATACCATCAGTGCCAGTTATTGCCACTGAGGTTACAGACCCACCCGATGTCCCTAAAGTTTGCCAAGAACCATTGTAAAATTTTAAAGAACCTGAGTCATAAATCAATTTACCCGCGGTGTTTCCAGCAGCTGTGGTATTCGAGTGATCTACAACAAAGTCCTGTAGTTTATAGTCGTTTAAGGATATGTTTCCTTTAACGTCTAAATGATTTAAAAATGGTATTGCCATAGTTTTGTTGTTTTAAAGTTTAAGTTTTTATTTTTTAATATAAGCAAATCCAGACTGAGCTGAACTAAATGCTATTGTTAATTGATTCTTGTTAACGTAAGTTACTATTCCAGTACCTTGTACGTTATCATATGTACCACTATCAATTTTTAAAGACACATGTGGTAAGTGGTCTGTTAAATCTAAATTATGCGTTACTGTCCAAGTAGCAGAAGCAGAGTTTTGAACATGCTTAAATGTACCTGAATTTTCCGCAAAAAAGTTAGATAGGTCTTTTATCTTAAAATTCCTAGTATTGCCATTTTCGTCAGTACCTAGTAGTTTGTCTGTGTCTGATATAGTCGAATCTAATTGATATTTGTTTATTCTTGGCATTACTGTCCGTTTTTAAATTTGTTATATTTTTCTACACTTCGACCTCCGAAATAGGCCCCAATGGTAGTCATAAGGACTAGCTGAAGTAAATCTGTCCATTTTTCTTCAACTTCGAATTGTAATGATCCACTATCAATAAATACCATGAGCACGGTCGCCACTATAAGGAATACTAAAACGAGAGGACGAACTGAACGCGTTAACCAGTTTCCGTGCTCTAAATCTGCTTTCCACCTTTCGGTTACGTTTTTTTGCATAGCGGCTTCTGCTTCAATAAGTATTTCAGTCATTTCTTTTTCAAACGCTGCTTTCTCATCTTTTGTTCTAACGAACTTATCAACGACACCGCTAATCTTTTCAACAACACTACCTCCAGCGTTGCCAAATAATTTAGCTAATATTTTACTCATTTTTATTTATATTGTGAACCTAACCCTCTTGGACCACATCCTTTTCTTTTAAATGGTGATCCTTTAAGATCTAATTCGTCTTGTGCTTTATTTGCTTGTGATGTTGTTTGTAATTCACCTCTTGGTTTTAACGAACTTACATCAACTGACATCGGTTTAGTCGCTAAAGGTTGTACGTCTTTTGGTTTTAATTCGTTTACTTTAGCTACAGGTTGTTTAATTCCTACAGGTTTTTTATCAGGAGATACATTAACTTGAGATTCCATACCTCTATCATATCTATTGATAACTCTATTACTTAATATTCTACCACCTAAACCATCACCAGAAATATTCATTTTCTCTTCTAGTTTAGCGGTTTTAATATCTTTCTTATTCATACCGGTTGCTTTCCTGTATTGTTTATTAACTCTAATCTGTTGTCTATTAGTAGGATTTTCAAATGGAATTTGTTTTCTAGGTGAACTTGAAGAAGTTGTAGAAGACGCAGAAGACGCAGAAGACGCAGAAGATGTAGAACTTGCTGGTTTTACTGTTTCAACTTTAGCAACTGGTTTTTTATTTACATCTACAAAAGGATTAGTATTAACACTAGGTTTTGGAGCTGTTCTATTATCAGAAGCTAACTTGTTACCTTTTTTATCATAACCTTTAATTGTATCATCATATTTCCAACCTCTTGCATCATATTCAGCTTTTCTAGCATCACTACCACTAGCATAATCAGCAATTTTACCAGTAGCTTTTCCACCTGGTTTAACGTATGGTTTGTTGTTGTTACTGTTATTATTATTAGGTGCTTCTGGAGCTACATATGGTCCAGGAGGTAAATTACTTTCCCCTGAATCACTAGCTTCACTACCAAACGAACTAGCTAATTGTGAGCCTCCATATCCATAAGAAGCATAATCAGCAAATCTACCAATATTACTAAGAGTTTTGTTTCCAGTAATATTAGCAAGTGATTGGAATGGTTTTACAACACTTGTTTCTCCAAATTTAAAGAATTTTCCAAGACCTGTAGTTTCTTTACCTGTTCTAACACCTTTAGCAAACTTACCAGTTTTACTGTTTAAAAATCTTTTACCAGCTGCTTTAAACCCTTTGTTTGTTAACCATTTTCTAGCTTGTCCTTGTATAAGCTTTTTTGCTCCCCATCCTAAAAGTCTTCTTCCTGCAATTCCTGCAGCGATCCCAATAAGTGGAGCTATTTTTGCAGGAGAACTTGGTGCCATAGGTACGCCTTGTGATTTTAACATTGGAGGATTTACGCCATCTTGCATAGCTGATCCCATCCTTGCTTTATTTATTATGTTCATTGATTTTGGTCCTTGTTTTCCCATGATTATTTATGTTTATTTCTTTGTTTAAATGGAGTACCTGATCTTTCAAATTTCATCTTTGGTCCACCAAACTTATTTGTAGATTTTTCTTTTGGCATATACGGTGTGCCACCTAACTGATCTAATTCAGGAGCACCATCAATACCACTATCACTCATGTTAGCTAATAAGTTTGAAAAAGCATCTTTGTTTAAGTTTTTCCCGTTATTTTTTAAATCAATTTCTAGTTTTTGTACGTTAGGTCTATACTTGTTTGGATCTGTTGAATCTTGTTTTATTTGATTTTCCTCTAACAATTGATTTCTTAACTGATCGCTTGTGCTTGCACCGCCATCACCTCCAGCACCATCACCACCTGCACCATCACCACCAGCACCATCAGTACCAGCTACCATTTCACTACCACTTTGTAAAGCATCATCACCTGGATTAGCTGAATAACCTTGACTTGTTGTTCCAGCATCACTAGTTAAATCACTTAAGCTTACGTAATCACCAGGATTAGTTACAATAGTTCTATCACTGCTTGAACCAGCGGTAGCGCCTTTAGCTTTACCACCAGCTTCAATTAATCCTTTCATTTCATCTTGACTATATAAATTTATATTTCTACCTTGATTTACACCATCAGTATGAAAACCTTGTGTTACTTTATTATTCTCTTGTTGTAGCTTTAAATTTGATAATTTATTTTCTAAATTTTTTTCTCTTTTAGATTTATCAGTATTTAATGATTGCATTCTTTGATTTTCAGCAAGATTGCTAGATATTCTTTGGTATCTATTGCTTTGCATCTTTTTATTGTATGCAGCAAATCTACCAGCATCGTAATCTGGGTTAGCTATTTCGTTACCAGACTCATCAGTAATTGTTTCTTTACCCATATTAGCAATTTGATCAGGAGTATAACCGTCTAACATTTTATTTAGCTTACCTTGTAATTTTTCGTTCTTGTTTTCTCCAGACAACCTATTTAATTTATTTTCTGTATTATTTATTTTTCTATTAAACTTGTTATCATAATTACTTATTCTTCTTCCTCTAACCATTTGGCTTCTTACATCACCAACGTGAAAACCATCAACCATATCACCTTTTGTACCAGGTGTGTTACTTGGAATATGTTGCATTTGATAACTTATTGTTTGAGAACCTGGTGTTGCTTCGTTTCCAACTGACATAGATTTATTTTGTGCCCATGTTTTAAATTCTTCACCATTAGGATCCCAATCTGGATTAAAACCACCTGCAATATCTTTTGGGTTATTAAAACTATTAAAGTAACTTTGATTATCAGTCACTGTTACTTTATTTTTAGCTGGTTTACCTTTCTCAGTTACTGTTTTTCTGTTTACATTAACTAATTCATTTTTATCAGTTACTGCTTGTCCAACAGATTCTGTATTTGTTGTTTGTTTGAATGGTGAGCCTTTAAGTTTAAAAGGGGCACCGTTTTTGTATCTAGTCATAATTTTATCCTGAATAGTTATTTAATAAATTCATAAATTCTCCTGAACCTGGTTTACTATGTTGAGGATCATTTGGATCAGTATTTTTCATATCATAGCTTCCTTTTGAAACATCCTTAGCTATTTTAGCTCCTTCAGCCACATTTCCTGTAAATCTACCAGAGCTCATTTCATTAGACCACATTGAAGCATTACTAGTGTTTCCAAATGGATTATATTTAAAAGGTGTACCCATATCTACTGGACCACCTGAACCATCCGCATTTAAAGAAACTTCTTGGTTTTTTGGATAGTTACCACTACCTTCTTTTGCTTTTTGTGTTATTGGTTTACTTTTTTCGTTTGCCATTTTTTTTGTTTTTAACTTTATTACTTTCATCGTACGCTTCACCTTCCCAGTCTAAACTACCTTTACCTTCTTCCATAAGTGCTCTTGGATGTATTTCTAAAGGAGAACTTGTGTCCTCTTTCCAATATACGTTTTTATTATCATAACCAAGTCTACCTTGTTGCATTTGATCATGATGTACGTTTTCATGAACTATTGCTTCTTTTATTTCGTTTTTAGGTATATCCTTATCTATAAATGTAGTACCATCTCTATTTGCTTCAGCTTTTACTCCACCTTCTAAATCTTTAACGAAAACTGGTCTTCCAAAGACCGATAATTGTTCATCGATGCCCAGTAATTGAGCAAGAGTTTTCATTTTAAATGCCATTATTCCATTACTTTATCCATAACCTTACCAGCAACAACTGGCGCTATAGCAGCAACAAGTGGAGCTAATTTTGCAGGACTCTCCTTGCAATCGCAATTAGGTAGATTTTTTTCACAGTCACAATCGCGACTGATTACATTTTGGCCCTTAACGGCACCAAGACCCTGTGGGCCTATTCCTTTTGTAAGCATAATTATCTATCTTTATCTTTAATCATATCATCAATAGCTTTATTAAAAACCTTGTCTGTATATGATTTATTATTATAAAAAACGTTTCGTTCTGAAGTTGGAAGGTCCTCTTCCCCTAATAGGATTCTGTATATACGGGATATAAGTTGACTGCATTTAAATGAGGTTTTGTATATACTATATTTAATTGTGGTTCGGTTTCTATGTCTCCAAACTTCGATCCAACCGTTTTTCCGAAGTCGCTCCCAGCGGTTTTTGTCCCAACTGTAAGTATAAGAGCCATCTATAAAATTATTACGTGTAAATCGCGATTTGCAATCTAAATAGACTAAAAGTTCTAAGTCAGCGTCTTTTAGACCATAGGTTTTACAGGCCCATTTGCGTACGAGCCTGTAATATTTAAATAAATTTAATTCCCTAAGATCTTGTGCACTTAATTTCATTCTACTAAAACTATATCTTGAATTTGTATAACATGATATAGTTTATCTTCCTTTCTAATACCATGTCCAGCGTGTTTATCGTAAAATACTACGTCGTTTTCTTTAACACCCTTTACCAAATTACCTAGTGATATAATTTTTGCTTTAATATACCTGTTTTCAGTGTTTGTTTTGTCTGTTAATATAAGTCCAGCCACTTTTTTTGGCTCTTCTTTTATCTTTTCTACTAAAATGTAATATCCTATTGCTTTCATTTCTCAATTCTTATGTTAGATATTACACAATCTGCTGAAATTATAGTAGAAACCACTGAAATCGCGTTTTTTAGCGCCGATTTTGTAACCAAAACCGGATCTATTATACCTTCTTTGATCATATCTTGCTTTTTACCAGTAGTTACGTCAATTCCTTGACCAGTTTTGTACTGTGAAGTAGCATAATCGCTCATATCAGCGTTTTCTAAGATGATTTCAAAGGGTGATTTTATAGAAGTATGCAATATTTGCTCAAACTCAGTGTCTACGCTACAGTTTTTAGCTGCATCTAGTAAAGCAATTCCTCCACCTGGAACAATTCCTTCCTTTAAAGCAGCTTTTACAGCATAAATAGCATCTTCTACTCTATCTTTCTTTTCTTTTAACTCAATTTTTGAGTCTGCACCTACTTTTATTAGACCAACTGACCCATTTAACATGGCTAATCTTTGATCTAGTCTACGTTTTAAGTATGGATTCTTCTCTTTTTTGATTTTTTTCTCAACATCAGCGATCCTTTCTTTTAATTGCTCTCCAGTTTTTGATACTGTAAGCACTGTAGACTTTTCTTCAGTAACTGATTTAAATGCTTCACCTAAAACGCTTGGTTCTATAAGATCTAAATCATCACCTAGTTCTTCGTTTATTACTTTTGCACCCGTTAATAGTGCTAAATCTTCAATTGTATCTTGTTTTGTAGGTCCAAAACCAGGAGGATCTATAAAGTTTACCTTTATATTACCCTTAACTTTATTCATTAGTAACGTAGCTGACACTTGTTGTTCAACCTCTGCTACTATAAGTAAAGCTCTATTTTGTTTTATAACATGTTCTAGTATTGGTTGTATCTTTCTTATATTTGGAATCGGTGAAGATACTATTAATATGTACGGGTTTTCAAGATCACACCTTTGTTTATCTTTATCTGTAATAAGATGAGGTGATTTTAACCCTGATTCTAATTGTACACCATCTACAATTTCTACATGTGTTAGATCTGTATCAGATTCTTCCATCAAAACTACACCATCTTTACCTACTTTAGTGTAAGCGTCAGATATTATATCTCCTAACTCTTTATCATTGTTACAAGATATTGCAGCTACATTATGTAACATGTTTCCTTCTACTGGAATCGATACATCATCTAAGTATTTATATACTTTATTAGCGTAATCACGAATACCTTTCTTAATTTCACGAGGTTGTTCGTCAACTTCTAAAGCATTTTTTAATAGTGATTCAGCAAGGACAGTAGCTGTTGTAGTACCATCACCTGCTTCTCTCACTGTGTTTTTAGCAGCTTCTTTTATAAGCGTTGCGCCTATATTTTCAACCGGATCAAGTAAGACTACGCTATCCGCAACGGTTACACCATCTTTTGTTATCACCGGTTTTCCACGCATGTCTTCATAAATTACACATTTACCAGATGCGCCTAGTGTAGACTTGACTGCTTTTGTTAGTTTGTCTACACCAGCAATTATCTTATCTTTAGCTTCTAAGCCAAATGACAAGTTTTTTATTAACTCGCTTGGGTTATTATATTCCATTTAATTGTATTTAATTGTTGATATTTAATTATTCAAATGTTTTAACTACTTTCGGTCCTTTTAAGAAATCTACTTTCTTAGCATAGTGCTCGATGCTTCCATCAATTGCAGCTTCTGCTCCTTCTATAGTTTCTCTTCTTGTAACATCGTTCCATTTTTCACAGCATTCATCTTTTTCAGGATCACAAGGACAGTCGATGTCTTTGTATTCTGTTTGATAAAAACCGTTTGGTAGTTGTACAATCCTCCAGTTTTTCTTTTCTGCGAGGTGTTTCCAGAACTCTATTTGTTCTTCGGTTATTTGTGGTTGACTAGTCCACGATTTAGTCGTGTAAAAATACGTCATAATATATTGGTATTTAAGGTTATGTAGAGTACGTTACGGTGCAGTGGACTCTACTTGCACTGCTTTTTGGTTAATAGTCT